CAACAAATTGTATTACATAAGCTGCAGTATTGGTTAGTACAAAAATATAATCTTTTCCTTGAATAGCGCCGACAATAAAATTCCCTGTATCCAGTCTAAAGGTTCCTGCTGTATTGGTTGCAGTTGGGTTCCAAGTATTAAAATCTTCTTGATTTGAAAATCTTATAAACATTGGATCTTGAGTTGTTGGATCTCCAATGGTTGTCTCTGTTCCAAGTGCAAATAAATGTCTATCTCTATCTGAAACAATGGTCATAATAGATTTTGTTGGAGCATTTGAAATAACCGTTGCTCTATTTAAAAGAGGAGTTGCGACACCAGGATTCCATGAAAATGTTTTACCATTTCTAATGGTTGCAACTAATATCTGTCCAAAATTATCAAAGGACCAAAGTCCAGGACTTAAAGATGTAATTGCATTTGTTGTAGATGAACCCCAACCAGTACCTCCAGTATAAGAACCCCAGACGCCTGTTCCCCAACCATAGCCAATAGTTTGAAATGCAGGGCCAATGGTTACATAAGGAGTTGTGGTAATCGTTGAGCCTCCTCCAGCCATACCAGTACCTGCTTCTGCAACAGGCATGGTAACGGTAAAAGCATTTACAGATACAACGCTGGTAACTTCAAATACATTGGTTGTAAAATTAGCGTTTGAAAAAGTTGTAACACCACCACCTGCTAAACTAGGAGAGGTAAATATAATATAATCTCCAAAAGATAATCCATGATTATTTTTTGTAACGGTAACGGTTGTAGATCCTGTTGTTGATGCTAGGGTGCAAGATGTAAGGGCTGTGCCTAGTGGAGTAATATCATAAAATGCACCATCAAAATAAATGAATAAACATTTATTAGTTCCAATGGCTGCATAACGATTGCCATCAATGGCTGCCCAAGTTAAAATTTCTCTACCAGCACCTGCAAGTCTATTACTTAATATTTGAGTCCAGCCACCTATTTTTTCAGGATAGCCATAGCGAAAGCGTACAAAATCTCCATCAATCCACTGGCCTTCTGCAGCAGTTGCGGTGTCTTGTTTATTAAAACCTGATTTAATGGGTATCTTTTTTAGTGGCATAGTGTTATTTTACCACCTTTTTTAAAAAATGCTAGGTGTTACTTACTCTCTAATGCTGTTAATCTGGTCTTAAGTTGTTCTATAATGGCTTGTTGTTCTTTAATAGAATTTAATAATAACCAAGTAATTTCAGTTGCATCAAATCTTTTTACATCTGTTTCTTCTGTATCATTAATATTTAATTTAGCTTTATAGGTATCAACTGTATTTGGTAATAATACTTCTATTTCATCCGCAATAACTCCAATACCAGTGGTGCCTTCTGTAGTTCCAGCTTTACCATTCCATTCCCAAGTTTTAACGTTTATTTGTAAAAGTTCTGTTAAACCTTTTGTATAATTTTGTTTATTGTCTTTTAATCTTGTATCAGAAGGATTTGACCAACTTGTGCCTGATGCTTTTTGTGCAGTTGAACCATTAAGAAGTAAATCACCACCAACATTTATTGTCATTCTTGTTGAATATGAAATAGGATTACCAGCCGTTCCTGAAGGTGCCGTCGAAAAAACAATAGCACCACTATCTAAAATGACTTGTGAAGAAAATGCTGAAAGTAAATAAGTTTCTGAAATACTGCTATTACTTTTAATATAAACATCTGCAGCATTACCTCTACTCATTATAAGTGCATTATTTACTCCAATACCTTCATAAGGAGCACCATTTGTTCCTGCTAATAATTGAACAGCACCAAGATTTCTTGAGTTTCCAATATTAAGATTACCATCACTTGTAATCCTCATACGTTCTGCACCACCTTCTGCAAATCCTATTGTATCTGCAGATGGGAAAAATACCCCTGTGTTTGTGTCTCCTGATGTTGTAATAGAAGGTAAAGATGCTGTGCCCGCAGAAAAGGCAACGGGGTTGGTTATTCCTAAACTATTTACTTTTGTAATTGGCATTATTTTAATCTATTAGCTTGTTCAATTTTAAATTGATTATATCTTGCTTTAACATCATCTGTCCATGCGGTATTGCAAATATCTTTAACCTTTTGTTCCTGATTCGTTATATCGCTGTCAGGATTTAATACCCATCTATGAAATGTCTTTGATACAAACTCTCCATCTCTTTCAATGGTTGTAGCTTGACGAACTTGGATATTCCAATCTTGAACTATCTCTATTCTATCTATCTCTATTTTTTCTGTTAGTGCCATAAGTTTTAAGCTGTATAAGTTATTGTAAGTATTATTTCTGAAGTTCCAGATACTATATTTGAAACTAACATATTTCTGTCTGTGGTAGCACTATTTGTTGTAAAAAAATTAAATTGCATAAAAGTAGCTCCACTACTCATTAAAACACAAGAACTTGCAGTTGAAGCATCTCTGCCAACTCGATATGTATAAAAATTACCTGTTGCCGTTTGAGAAGATGTAAAGGGTAAATTCCTAATAAAAAAAATATTAGCACCAGTCATTCCAGTTGTGTTAATTGCACTTAAATATACTTGCAATGTAACCTGTTTACCAATTTTTATATAATATGCACCAAGATCGCTAAATGTCCCTGTATTTCCACCACTTGATGCGTCAGCAATAACTGGTGTAAAAGTCCCTTCTTCATAATCATCTAAAGTATTTGCGTCAGATGAAGCTGAAACTGAAGCTGGAAAAGTGATACCTGCACCCGATGCCGCTGGAGTTGCACCACCAACACCTATTGTTGAAGCAAAAGTCATTGTTCCAGTTGTTGCAAGTTTAGATAGTGCTATTGCTGCATTGGATGCAACACTTGCATTCGTCACACTACCATCTGTCGGTTTACCAATATCAAACACATTTCCTAAAATTAAAATAAAATCTATAACGTCTGTTGCGGATAATGTACTTGAAAATGTAATCGTTGATCCTGATACTGTGTACGCGGAAACGGGAGCTTGAACGACACCATTTAAAGATACGATACAATTTTGAGCGGCACCTGGAATAACTGCGCTGCCACCAACTAATAAATTATATGTAGCTGTTGCTGAAGTTGTGATTGTGTCACAAAGTTGATAGGCGCCGGTAAGAGGGGTTTTTCCGATATATGGCATTAATTATTTCCTCCGTTATCTATAACAGTATTTCCATCAGCAATCCACTTTTGAATTTCTTGGTAGTCTGTGTTGTCTTCACTTAAAGGTACTGATTTTATAATATTAGAATCTACATAAGTAATTGTGTAACTTACAAATCTTCCATGATAATAATTTTTTGTAATTGTATTAATCATAATTATAATTCACTCTCAAATGCTAAATAAGCACTTGCATTATCTGTATAAAGAAAACCAGCTTGACCACCTGTGCCACTAGCTTCTGTATTGTTATAAAAAATAGCATTTGTTTGATAAGAAAAATTTAAAGTAAATGAATTAACATAATCTCTTCCATTATTTCTATCAAATGCAAAATAATTAGTTCCTGAAGCAGAAATTAAAGTTGGATCCGCTCTCATATTAGTTGGAAAATCTGCAAAAGATGTTAGATCTGTGGAATTATAATAAACTGCAACCCCTACTGGTTCAATATTTGCACTTTGTTTAGTATGTAAATAATAATATCTCTGACATCTTAATAAATCAATATCATAAGGCATAAATTCGAATCCACTTGCCTGTTCCCCTGCTTCCAGCTGCACGCCTGTGATTAACCAATCGTTAGATGTGCTATCGGCTATATTAACTTGGCCAACTGCTATATTGGCATTTACTGTTGAAGCCCAACTAGTTCCTAAGGTTCCTGATGTATAAGTTGAACCAGCACCTAACCAAAATCTTAAAACTAAACTTTTTCCATTATCATTTGTAAATGCACCAGTTGTATCTCCAGCAAAAGTTACTGTTTTAAATTCCCAAGTGTTAGTAACGCTTACTGTATAAGATTTAGATATACTTCTTGAATTATCAGCATCAAAAAGTTCTACAATAAATGTTCCAGTTTTAGTAGATTTAACCCAAAAGGATGCTGTTAAAGGTGACGCATTTGCAGTTCCTTTTTTTAAATATTGTAAATTTTGTCCCTCAAATACTTGTTCTAATGTTAAATAATCACCAGCAGAAGGTGAAGCATCAGCAGTCGTACAATCTAATTTTGTTGAATTTGCAAAACCTTGTCCAGTTGGAACATCTGTTGATTGCGACATTGTCCAAGTTCCAAGGGAACTTATATCAAATAACCATCTGTCTGTTGTTCTATAACCACCAGTGGTTAAAGAAGCTACACTTGTTGCTCTCTGTGCAATTTGCATATCACCATTGATGACGATATTTCTAAAGTCAACTGGATTCGAGATTCCGGCGAAAGGTACTTGGCTAATGGGCATATTATATTCCTAACACATTAATGAACATGGTACAATAAATGAACCATCTTCGTAAGTTTCTATTACAGTATTTGATAATACCTTAGCAAAAGAACTTGCTCTTACTAAATCATCAGCTTGAACTTTTGCAGTACCATCTCCATTAGATTGGAGTAAGTCGCCTTTAGATACAGTTTGTCCAGCTTTAATTCTCACAACATAAGAACCAACTGAAGCAACGTAAAAATCATTATTAATTAAATCGTCATTATCCCAAGCACTAAATACACCATAGACATTCTTAGCTTCACTTGTGTCAGATATTTTAGACATAACATGTTTTACATCTGCTTGTTTTACGATTGTTGCTTGATAATCTGTCCCTTCAAAATTGTATGTAATTACATCACCTTCTTTTTCATTAGCTTTTAATGCGTAAGGTTCTTTTTGTGTAGAAGTTTTAACTACATCATTTCCATCTGCGTCTTTTTCTGTGTGTGATGTTTCAAATTCTGCATGATACCAATCTGTCATCTGGTCTAAGGATTCCATAACAGTTCCTCTTAATACATCTGGTTTTGATTCATCTATAAATCTTGACCAATGCGAACCTGTAAATCCATTATAAGATACTGTTGCACCTGATACTGAGATGTTTCCTTCTAGGTTACTATCTTGAAAAAATCTTACTAAATCACCATCACTTGTTAATCTATTAACATATAATACTGGATTACCATTAACAGTAAATGCAGCATCACCACCAGCATCTATTTGAGTACCAGCTGTTGCTATATTACTAGCTGTTTTTCCAATCAACATAGTACCAGTAGAAGTTAGACGCATACGTTCTCCATTATTTGCAGCAAAAACTAAAGCATTATTACCATCAAACCAAAGAACGGCACAACTAGCTTTTCCAAAACTACCACCAGTATCGCTATCTATTGCTAAATAGATATTAGAAACTGTGTTTTTTACTTGAAATGAAGTAGTAGTATTAGCACTATTATTTTCTACTCTTATTTGTGGACCGTTTCCAAAAGCATGAAGAAGAACAACAGGAGTAGTTGTTCCAATACCTAATCTACCATCACTTGTAATCCTCATAGCTTCTGCACCACCTTCTGCAAATCCTATTGTATCGGCTGCCGGTCTAAATATTCCAGTGTTAGTATCATTTGCAAAATTTAATGAAGGAGCTGCTGCTGTTCCATCTGCAAGTTGTAAATTAATATTTGCAGGAGGCGTTACTGTTTGCACAGCTCTACCAATAAACACTGCATACATGGTGTCACCAGATTGTGTTGCTGATGTTAATGTTAAAGTAGTTCCAGTTGCTGAATATGCAAACGATACACCTGGTCTTTGAGCAACACTATTTATATAGAGTGCAATATCATTTTCATTTGAAACTGAATAATCTAAAGTGTAAACGGTTGTTCCAGCTGTAACTGTAAAATTTTGTACGGCGAAACTTATGTAATCTAATGCAGGAGTGTTTCCAATATATGGCATATAGATTATCCTATGAGCTTATATCATCTACTGTCGAAACCCAAACGTCTAAAGATGCTGCAGTGTC